TTCACCACGCCCCCAAATTTTATGTTGTTTATGTACTCTTTAATCTTTGTTTTTGCTTCCTCTATCACCGTAGAGGGTATCCTCTCTGGTGAGACATACAATGTCACGCCCATACTCAATACATCAGCATCATAGCTCTGAGCAACCACGTTTATCCCTGCTGGCTTCACATTTTGCAAGTAAGCGTTAAAGGCGTCCAATTCTCCTGTGGCTAATTTCCCTAATGTTCCGCCGTCCTCTTTAGCCACTTTAATATATACAGTGTTGTTTTCCTGACTTATTGCAGCGTACTTTATTATTTGTTTTGTTGCGTCTTGTGTTTGGTAGCCCACGCTCTGGTCATCTATCACCACGCTTTGGTCTCCGTACTGAAACTCCAATGCCTTTTTCCACCACCACTCTTTTGTGCCGTAGCGTGTAGCCAAGGCTGAGGCTTGCACATCCGTCAGCCAGCTCTGCTGAGCCTTCTCTCTTAGCCATATCACGTAAGCCACTATGTAAAAGATTATGTTCTCTATGCTCAGGGTCTTAAACTTCTGAGCAAAGGTCTCTGTGCCACTTAAGCCGTATTTGGCTATGGTCCTCTGGTCTGCCATAAAGGCATCGGTAATCTCTTTTTTTATATCTTCTAAACTGTCCATTTTTGTTTATTGTATTATAGATATTTGTATTTCACCCTCTTGTGAGCACCTCACTTCTTTGTACTCTATGCCCTGTCTTTTCAAGTTCTCAATCACGCTCACCCTCAGGCTATCATTTGTGGGAGCTCCTATCATCTTTCTTGCTCCAATGCCGCTTTCGGGGCTCATCTTCCACTCTCCTGCGTTGCTCTCCAAGAGCCTTTCCACTATGTCAAGGCTCACCTCGCCGATAGCTATCTGTCCATCTTGCAGTTTTATGTCTCCCATCTCAAACCTTATCCCTTCCATATCTCTTGTTCTCTTTGTTAGTGTTTTATCTTTTCATCTTCTAAGTGTGAGAAGTCTTCCTTTTGGCTTATTGTTGCTAAGAGTTCATTTATCCCTGCCTTATAGGTAGCTCCTCCGTCCCCTGGAGCCACGGCAGATTGTTGCAGTGCTTGAATTATAGTGTCTATCCTCCCACTCATCAGCGAGAGTTGCTTTTTCATCTCTTCAATTTTTATCAGTCCTTTGTTCTCTCCACCATTTATGGTTATCTCTTCCACCTGCCCGCTCATCAGCACAAAGGCAGTGGCACCACTCACAAAGCCCAAGAGCACATCGCTTCCCACTTTTGGGTAGATGACAATGCTTTCTTTGCCCTGCACTGCAAGAGCCAAGCGAGCTCCCAAGACATCTGCCTTTCCCTCTATGGAGCACTCGCAGGTGTTCTTTGATTTGTCTATGCTCTTCACCCTGCCAATCTCACAGCAGAGCATCAAGCCGTCTTCTCTGACTACTCTTCTTATTATCTCTCTTACTGTCATAGGTCCATTATTTTTTTCTCCAATTCTATTTTCTGTCTGTACCCGCCCATACCAAAGGATATGTTCACTCCTTTGACTTGGTAGCGTGCTTTTGTTATGCCTTCTTTCTTCAGGTCCACCGTGTCCATCTTCTCCACCACAGGGGAGCCAAAGGTGGTAAAGGTGCCTGCTAATCCGTCCCATTGCAGACGTTTTATCTCATTTGCAACTGCCACTTTCAGCTCCGCCAATGTGCAGGAGTAGCGATATATTGTTCTCTCCACTCCACTGCTGTCTCCTTCCACCCATTCTATTCTGCTGTTGTCCTCGCCAATAGATATGCCTCTCACTCTCACTGCCGTATCCGTGCTCCTTCTGTACTCTAAGTCGTCCTCTATTATGTTTTTCTTCTCGCTGTATTCTCCCGCAGAGCGTCTCTGCTCCGGAAACACCGTATAGACGTATAGCGTGGGCACCTCGTCTTTCAAGGCAAAGAAGCTCCTGACGCCGTAGTTCTCTTTCAAATCCATCAGCACTCCGGCCACTGTGTCTGCCGTTATCCTGTATGCTCCTATGGTCACGTCTCCACTCAAGAGCCACGCCACGCTCTTAGGCACTATATCCGTGAGTATCTCTTTGAGGCTCCCTTTTCTATAGGCTTTCTTAGGGGCACTCTTACCTCTTAACTTAAACATCTCGTCCTCGCAGGTCAGCACCATAGGGGTCTTTGCTGCCACTTCTTTCACGTAGCCCATAAATCTAACCTTCTTCTTCTCTCCATAGCCCAACCACACCTTCACTTGGTCTCCTCTTCTTATAGGCACTGCCTCATAGCCCTGCCATTTGCTGTTCTTTGCCAACACTATTCGGCAGGTGTCTGCCAAGGTCTCGCTGTCGCCCGTTATCTCTATCTCGTTAACTCGCTCAATGCTCCAGATGCTTATAGCCTCCAAACCTTCTTTCTTTGTCCATTGCCTTGTTATCTCTACTTTGCACGCTAATTTCAACATATCTTCCTCCTCCTTCTCTCTCTTCTCTCTCTTAGTCTATGATGTATTCTTCTATCTCGTAGCTCTCATCGCTTGTAGCAGCCACTTCTATCTCTGCCACATTTCTGTATATCTCTCCTTTTATGGAGGCACTGTTTATCACCACTCGCGTCACTCCCCACACATCGCCCAGCCATTCATTGCTTATGCTCATAGCCTCGTTTTTGCTTAGCTGACGCATCACCTCTGCCACTTCTTCCTTAGGGTAAGTGTTACTGTCTCCCCCGCATATTATCGTCAGGTTTATCACCACATCGCCCCCTGAAATCCATTCTTTTATTGTGCCCTCCACTCCGTTTATCGCCGTTTGCACTATGTTCTTGCTCTGTGAGCAGCTCATCAGGCAGTTCTTTAATACCACATCGCCTAACACCACTCTGCCTTCCATTTGTGTCATTTTCTCCTGAGGGCTAAAGTCGTAATGCTCCGCATCCGCTTTACTCATCAGTAGAGGCTTCTGCTGTTCTTCCAGCCCCTCCATTCTCAAAGAGTAAGCCTCTTTACGTCCCACGCCCACTCCCACAGAGTAAGCTATACTGCCTGTTTGTAAGGCGTCCATTTTCTGAGTATATCCTTTATCGTCCCTCATAGCTCACCGCCTCGCTCAGTGCACTGAGCACTATTTGTTTTATCTCTGCTGCACTCTCTTTCAATGTCGTTGTCTGTATCACTATGTTCCCTCCAATCAAGTTATGTATCGTTGTCGTTATGTTCCTCTCTGCTCCCCCAGAGCCTTGAGTTGCTCTCTGCCCACTGCCAGCGTAGCCACTGTGTGCACCAGCCCCACCACTGCTTTGTCTTTGTGGTGCATCGGGCACCTGTTGAGGCTGCCTTGTCTGCTGAGCCTTTTTTGTATCCTTTTTCTCCACGGAAGGCTCGTCCTCTGCCTCCGATAACTCTTTCCACATATTTATTTGGCTTTTCAGTCCTTGAGCCTTTGCGTTCAGTTTCTTTATGTGTCCCTCTTCATTATCCCACGCCGTCAGCATATCCCTTGCAGCCTCTCTTTGCACATATAGGCTTTGCACCTGTGTCCTTGCTTTTGGGTTTTGTATTCTTGTATCTATCCACGAGTTTTCACTTGCCAAATTAGTGCCTCTTTTCTTGTAATAAGGTTCTCCGTCCTTCATCACCACATCAGAGGTACCAACAATACCTTTCAGCTTTGCATTTATTGCTGCTATTTGCCTCTTAGCTGCTAAGGACATCTCATAGTCTGCAATATCTCCCACCACTGACTTGTTTTTCTCCACCAAAGCCTCTATCTTTGAGGAGTAGATAGCTTTCTTTATCTTCCGGTCATATTCCTTGTTTGTCTGCCTGAGTGCATTAGCCAAATCAAGTGTAGAAGCCTTTTCAAAGTCTATATTCTTCAAGAAGTCAGGGTACTCTCTTTTTATTTCTGCTATTATCTCTTTTCTCTCTTCTTCTTTGCCGTTAGTCGCGACCAATCTATCCACCAATAGGTTCAGTTGTATTTTCTCTTGTGCTATCTTGTTTTCCACCGGCACAGCCACAACCCCCTCTAATGTCCCTGCAAGTCCTGCCAACACAGAGCTTACTGTTTTCACGCTTGGGGTAAGTCTTTCTCCAAAGGCTTGTTTCAGCGAGAAGGCTGCATCTTTCAAGTTGCTTATTTTTCCCTCTGTAGTCTCTGCTTGCTCAGCCATCATACCCATAAAACCTTTCCCTTGCATTATCTTTGGCAGGGCTTGTATCATCTGCTCCGTTGTGGCTTTCAGCTCTCCATTTTTCTCTATTGCAGTCCCTGTGGCTTTTGTCCAGTCCTCTGTGCTTATCAATAGGTCTCTAAACATATTCACTGCCTCACCTTTCTGTCCAGTGGCTAATTTAGCAAAGGCATCCATCACTTGCTCCATTGGCTTTCCGCTTGCAGAAGCCAAATCTCCCAACATCTCCAAGTTCTCTCTTGAATACCTTCCTATTGCTTGCAATTGGTTTCCTGCCTCCACTACTTGGTTCAGTTCAAAAGGTGTTTTCTTTGCTATTTCTATGTACTCCTGCATTCTGTCTCTTGCCTTTGTAGTACTGCCCAGCATCACTTTCAGCGTAGCATTATACTTCTCCACTTGTGCCGATGCCTCCACCGAGCTTTTGGCAACACTCACCATTGAACGTCCAACAGTAGCAAAGGCTGCAAAGCCAAGATACCCTTTATAGCTACTCCATAGTCCCTCTGTCTTTTCTCCACATGTCTTTGTCTGGTGTTCTAAGTTCCTTATCCTCTCTTTTGTTTCTTTTATCAAGACATTGTATCTCTTTATATGGTCTACTCTAAAGGCTTCATCTCTTCCTTTTTGCAGTCTTTGCAACTTCTCTCTCATCTGCCCAAGAGTGTTATTTACAAACTTCACTTCTCCTCCAGTAGCCTTTGCCTTACCTTGCACTTCTTTAAAAGTCTTTGAGGCTTCGTCCCATACCTTTATCGTAAAATCTATTCTTCCGCTTGCCATTTCATTTTTTATTTATATCTTTGCACCGTTATGTGTAGTAGTGATAATGAATTTAAAGCAAGATACATCTTTATTCCGGGTGTTATTCTCACGGTGATATTCTTCTGTAATATTCAAATATTAGAGGCTTTTATTACATTCTTCATCACTTGCGTTGCAATGATGATAAAGTTTGCTTACGACATCTTATTCAAGAAGTAATTCCCCTCACAAAGACGCAATCGTTATATGCTTGTGCAAGTTGCATTGTACTCATCTGTTCCAACTCCTTACAACTATATCCACACATCACCCTAACCACTGCTCTCATCTCTCTATACTTATTCAAGACAACTTTCACTCTGTCGTCTCTCTCTTCTTTAGAGAGTTCCCCAATCTTTGTGAGGGTTATATTTCCACCATTTCGCCCTCTGCTGCCACTACTAACATTCCCAACCAGCCTTTCAAGCCTAATTTGTAGTAGTCCTCGTTTTTTATGCATTCATCACCCCCAAGCCAGCAATTCTCTATAATCACCTCGTCTGCTCTTAGCTCCGAGGTCTTCCTCACATTGCTTTGAGCGTCTAACACGCTCAAAGGTATAGCTCTAAAATATGCTCTTTTCCTATCCTCTTCCTTTTCTTCTTTTGTGGAAAATTCAAATATCTTGCATTTGTATTGCTCTTTCCAATGCCTTATTTGTTCTTCTGTTGCTTTCATTCTTTATTTTCTCACTATTGCACCAATCATCAACTCTATCTCCACTTCGTGGTGAGTATCCTCGCTTTTCAGTCCTCGAGCGTTTGCCTTCATCTTGCAGTTCTTTAAGATATCCCCGCAGATAAGGTTTTGTTTGTTCAGCCACATCACTTCAATATCAAATAGGGGCAAGTCTTGCAGTCTTTGATTTTCTGATGACGCTTGCAGAGCCAACACCTCTTCCATCAGCAGTGTTATCTTGCCCTCGTAAGTTATCCTGCCCATTCCGTATCCCACAGGGTTTCTACCTGCGGCGTATACAGGCTCCACTTCTTGCGTCTCGCTGTACTCTATTGCAATCACATTCACGCTTGCCACTCCTGCTATCTTAAATTTCACCTCTCCCCACGAGCGTTGCTCGCCGTTTATCATAGGTATTCCGTTCACTAAGTCTGCCATGTCTTTTAATTTTTTTAAGTTGTTTTTTACTCCGTTTGTGTTGTATAGCCTATGCTTATAGCCACTTGTCTTGCCACTCCCACAGCCACTATTTTCATCACCACCTCAATTTTTGCAGAGCCAAGCACATCTTGTTTAGGGTCAATGTATACAGAGTAGCCACTTATCTGCCCCTCTTTCTCCATTTGTTCCAAGGCTTTGCCTGCTATGTTCTCCAAGCTCACCACGTCCTGGGCAGCTATCTGTCCGCTCTCTGGGTCTATGTACATCGGTCTTCCCAACTGTGGCAATAGGTATTCTCTCACACCGCGAGCTGCCTTGTCCATCACTCTCACGCTCTCTATTGTGCCGTAGTCGCTTGTTGCCAAATCCAGGCTCTTGCTATCAGACCAGTACGAGCCTGTAAAGCCGTTGTATGTCCTTGCAAATATGTAGCCTTTTCCGTCCAAGCTCTCTTGCACTGCCGCCTCTATTTCTCTTAGTTCTTTTCCTCCACACACTCCAGGGGTGTCGTATCCCACTGGGTATTTCTCCACCCAGCCAATGCTCTCGTTCACGTTGCTTTTTGCTACCGCTCCCACTAATGCTCCCAAGGCTCCCACGCTTTCTTCCAAGGTGTTTGCAGCCTCTTCTTGTAGTGTTTTAGCTCTACTGCCACTGCTCTCGTCTTGTGCTATGCACACGCTCACGTTCTTGTTCCCTGTTGCTCTTAGTGCAGGCAGTGTTCCCAAAGAGCTTGTGTCAATCTTCCCGCTGTATATAATGCTCAGGGGCATATCGCTATTCTGCAACAGTGTTGCCACTGCTTGCAGAGCTGTTATGTCTGCCACTGCCACGCTTTTGAATGGGCAGTATAGCCCCACTTGTCTTATCTGCCCACCGCTATAAGTCTGCAAGGTCTTTATCTCACTAAAGTCGTATGTCTCCTCTGCACCCTTTTCTGCATATATGCCTATGTATAGCGTTGCTCCGGGGCTTTGTCTAAAGAACTCACTCAGGTTGTAGTGCAATGCTCTTGTTCTCCATAATGTGGCGTCTTTTGTTATGCCCAAAGCCTCGCAAGCCTCTATTGTAGAGACTATTTTCTCTCTCTTTGTAGCAGAGAAGCCCTCTGGTAGTGCCGTATCAGCCATATAGGTCAGAAAACCACTTATGTAGTCTTTTCCGCTCAGAGCCTTTGGCACTCCGCCGTTTTGTCTTGTTATTGTTATTCCGTTCATCTTTCTTTGTTTTTAAATCCTTTTCAATCTCTTTTTAATCACCGCCCCGCCACAGCTCAAACCTATGGCTCCCAATAGCCCAAAGGCTA